GCTGAGAGTGGGAGCTTTGGCACTGTCTCCACGGAGATCACTGTGGAGCAGTACACGAGAGCCCAATATGGGATCTCATCCTGGCCGGTGTGGAATCCACGGCTGTCCAATGTACGGCTGCTTGATCTGTCGGCCCTAGTGTTAGCTGGGTCGGCACTCGTGCGGTCCGTACTTAACCACAAGGTGAAACTGAAGTGAATCTCGCCAATCTGGCTGGATCCATGACGGGTGGTTCGACCGTCGTACTGACTCCCGCAGGCCTTAGTGCCGGCGGTAAAGCCAGCTACACCAACCCTGATCATACTCGGCTTGAGCCTCGTCTGATCGACTTCTTCGTCACGCCTCCGAAGGCCGTTGGTGCTGACCCGGGTGTTGCCCGGGCCGGCCTCAAACTGGCATTCGCGAGTCGGACGACGGCGGAGGGTTGCTGCTCGACCGTACCGGGTACCGTCATCATTGACGTCAACATCAGGTGGCCGCTTTCGCAGCCCCAAAGTGTTGTCGACTCTGCTGTCGACTACCTGCAGTCCCTGGTGTTCAATTCGGCTTTTACCGATGCGATCACCAAGGGCATTCTGCCGACGTCCTGAGTAAGGACGTTAGCGGTCTGCCCGTAGGGAGCGGACGCACGGGGTGACATTCCCGTGTGTTTGTTCGTCCAACCGTTGCCATAGACGGAGTTGCTATGACAAATAAGCGTGTTAACGCCAGGCTGGACTGCGATGTGAAGAACATCGCTACGCTGTTTAGCAGCGCCAATCTTCATGAAGAGACTGAGCTCGAACAAGCGAGACTGATACTCCAGTCCATTGCGGACCGGCAGTACTCGCGAGCGAAGAAACTTTGTGACGATTTCGCCAGACCCGAGTTCTTGTCGGCGATATCCTATTTCAGGAGGAAGCAGTTTACCGCTCTCCTGAGCAAGGTGCCCTTTGCAGGGGATACCTTGTCACGTAAGAAGGCAGCGATCGAGGCCTTTTATGAGGCCGAGAGACGCTGCTCACGCACGAATCGGAAGCTCCGTTGGTACGCCCGACATCCTAATCGGATGCCGGACGTCCCTCGGGTCGTCCTAACCCGTGCACGTGAATGGGTCCGTCGGGTGCTGGGTGAACTTTCACCTGGTAAGATGACGCGTTTGATTGCGTTATCTTCTCCTGGCGGTGGGGTTGCTGTAGGGACACGCAACCGTTTTCGGGTCTCCTTGCCTTTTAAGCTTGGGGACACTGATCTTTCCGTTACTGAGGAGGCGCGCAGTTATGCTCGTCTTCTCGTGGAAGGATCTCCCGCTTGGTGGCGGCTTCATGCCGACATCAACTGGGAAACGAGAACGTATGCCATGTCTTACATTACGGCAAGTGGAAACAAAATTACGTTCGTCCCGAAGGACGCACGCACTCTACGCACTATAGCCATTGAACCAGCGCTCAACATCTGTCTGCAACTAGGGGTACACTCCTATATTGCTGATCGATTGAAGAGTTTTGGTAATGGGATCGAAGAACAAACCCGAAACCAGAAATTGGCTAGGGAAGGGTCTCTGAAACCATTTGGTGCTAGTGTTAGCACCATCGATCTGTCGCAAGCGTCGGACTCCGTTTCTACGGAGCTCGTTCGTTGGCTCTTGCCAAGCGACTGGTTCTGTTACTTAGACGACCTCCGTTGCAAAACGGGGGTTATCGAAGGTAACAAACTATGCTATGAGAAATTCTCTAGCATGGGGAACGGCTACACTTTCGTCCTGGAGACCCTGA